CTTGTTGTCTGACCAAGGTTTGGCACACTCTGACCTAAAGCAGACTGCGCCACCTGTAGCTTTTGCAGACCGATATTGCGCTGCGCATCCATCTGATCTTGCAACAACTTTCGACGTGCTTCACCAGCCTGCATAACCGTATTAGCGCCACTCATGCGCAGACCCTGCTGTAGTTGTCCAAGGTTGCCCAACTGGTTAGCAGCTCCCAGCCTCAACTGAGCACCGGAAAGACCAGCACCCTGATTAGCAAGTGATGCCTGCTGCTGACGTGCAAGGTCAGCCTGCTGCGCTGCCATAGCTTCTCTAAATGCGTTCTCATTGAGCTGCGTGGACAACTTACCCGCCTGCGTGCCATAGCCAAGGTTTGTCTCAGCCTCTGCAATACCCTGACGTGAACCACCAAAGGCGCGTGCCTGTTGCGCACGTTGAGCAGTCTGGCGTATAGCGTTCTGACGTGAAGTTTCCAAGTCTGCTAAAGCATTCTGACTGACTTGCTGCGTGTACGGGTTCATGTAGCTACCGATACTTCCAGCGCCACTCATGCCAAGGTTTGCCTGCGCAGCATTGACCATTCCAGGTTGATAAGTACCCTCAACACCAGTGCGGTACGCGGCCTCGTCAACAGTACCAAGACCAGCTCCAGCGAGTCCGGTATTGATTAACTGCTCCTCTCCGGCCTGGTACATTGGATTGAATCCAGCAAACTGCTGCACTGGTAACGCACCAGCAACTCCCTGCGCTTGCTCCAGGTTAGCTAAGAATGCTTTCTTTAGATCGGGATCAATGCTTGTTGTCGCCGTCTGACTGCCGCCTTTGCTCATACGTTTCCCCTTTACATTTCGAGCAAGCCGCGTAGCTTGCCCTTAGAAATCTTGCCGCTATTTATGGCGTTCATTAAGTCGATGCCATATTTGGCAACAGCCTTGTCGTTGATGACAAACTCACCAGACTTTAGGGCGCCATATCCTTGATCTGGACCAGCAGGGTTTGGACCTTTAAGGTGCTGCATGGATACCTGTCCACCTTTAGCAAATCCTCCGCGAGTACCTCGATCACCACCACCTGATGCATCACCATCACGGCCACCAGTAGCAGCACCACCGCCACCATCTCCATCTCTACCGCCACTTCTTCCATATCCCTCGTTGCTGTAGTTATCGTTTGAGGGAATATCATTGCTCGTGATTGGGCTATATGTCTCAGGCTGTGCAACTGCTACTGGCGCAGGACCTATAGAGTAACCAGAGATAGGATTAGGTTGGCGAATAGTTCCAATGTTTGAACCTGCTGCTGTGCCAAATAAAGAATTAGGGTTCAAGGAATAACCAGATATTGGATTAGGCTGGCTGATAATTCCGCTATTTATTCCAGGTTGCGCTGCTTCTGCCTCTGCAACACTACTAAATCCAGATGTGTCAACAATTGGAGCCGGTGTCTGCTCACCTAAAAGAAAACGAAGCAAGCCACCTGTATAACTATTTGGGTCATAGTTGAATGATTTAGCACCATAACTATCACCATACTGGCCACCACTGCGATCACCGCCGCTACCGCCACCACGATTTCCACCACCCATATCGGGCAAGACTACAGGTGCAGCAGGTGCAGCTCGTTTGTACAGGTCAGGATTGAATCCTCCCATAGCACCACCACCAGCACCTCCATAGACGTTACCCATGCCCTGCTGGTAGCCAGTACCGGCAGAGCCGCCGTAGTTACCCATCTGGGACATGATGGCCTGATATGGTCCTTGCTGCGCATATGGCAGGTAAGGCGTAGAGGATTGATCCTCTGGTGTAGAGATATTATTTGTCTTCAAATAATCAGAGATACCACCAAGACTCATATCGTTCCCCTTACAAGTTTTTGCTCAAAATGAACCACTTAGGTTCGTATCCTTCATCGCGCAGAAACGTCTTGGCCCAGCCCTGACGCCCTGCGAGAGTAACTCGCGTGCAACCTAAACTCTTGCCCCAACGCTCGATGTGTGGTCGCATCAGCTTGAGTTCATCTAGGTCGCCGCCAGCCAAGAAGTAGTGCAAGTTCTTGATTCGCGGGTAGACAATGATCTCGGTCACAACAACAGACTTGACGCCTGGCCATACTTGGAACCTATTATTTCCAACCCCCTCGGCAATGTCGTCAAATGTGTGTGTACCTTCTGAGTATTCTAAAGCCGATTCGATCTGGTGGCGCAGCCTGTTTAACTCGTCCAGGTCTGTCATCGGCGCCCACCGGCAGTCGCCTCCAGCCGCATAACCCCAATCCTCCAATCGGCCAAGGTGTTACCCGTGACCTTTATCTCAACTTGGCGCCCAGAGAACCGGACGCTGGTAGGGTTAGCCGCCGTGTACGGACCATAGGTAGACTCGGCGCCCGTAGGATAGAACCTTGACGTGAAAGAAACAACGGCCTCGCCCAGAGTCTGCTCGTCAGGAATAACCTGCCTGACGTTCATTATGTTCTCGCCTGTACCCAGCTCGATGGGTCCAGATTGCGCGAACAGAACCGCCGAGTCATAGTTAAAGCCGACCTCGTGCTCATAGATGTAGCCATCGGTATCCACCATCACGGGATAGGTGAACACCCCTGCATCAGCACCCGCCAGGCGAGACAATGTGCCTATGGCCCAGTGCCCCTCGCGGTAGTTGTACGATACGTAACTATCATTCTCGTTGGAATCATTGGACGGGTAGAACCACCATATCTCACCGAATTTGCTATTGTGGACGGCATAGATTTTTGACTTTTGCGTCAAGTTTATGTCGTTGAAAACGTAGTCAGAAACATCGCACGGCAGTGGCTTGACGTACCCGTCGTACATCCAAAACCCGCTGCTGGACATCCAGATGGCGGCAGTGTCGATGGCTGCCACTGACTGCGCTGAGATCAACCCACACCCGCTGCCGGCCTTGTCAAACCCATAAACGAATGGTGCGCCAATGTACTGAGCTGTGTGCACGTCTACGTCAGTAAACAGTAGGTTGACACCCTTGACGCGCTTACCAGCAAGCAAAGTGCCTGGTGTGGCCAACTCGTAGTCACCCGCCAAATTGTCTATGGCGGCAGTCCACACCGTATTGTTTTCCTGATCGGACCAAGCCACCTTGCGCGGGTTGCCGCCAGCACCTAAAGCAAACACAATCCTGTCTGCTGTCACCATTACCGCCTTGCAGCTTGTCGGTGCATTGGTGATGGCCGCTGCCAGCGTAGGCGTTGTAAAACCCAACTGCCACTCGTACAGCTTCCCATCTGCACTTGAACAAGCAATCAGGTACTCACCCCAGGTATCCATCGACCATGTCGTTGCGCTGATAACGTCACCCAAGTCAGGGCGCTGCACGCCATACGCGAAGTTTCCATAGGCAGCGTACCCGTATCCGGTGTACGAAGTAGCATCAGCAATGCCTGCCGTGAACCCTGTCGGGGTAATCTCTTTGAGCGTGCCCGACTCGTTCATCACATAAAGTTTAGTGTGCGTACCGGCTGCAATCCAACGATCATTGGTGTTATCACGCCAGGTAATCAGTCCCCTGCACTTTCCACTCATGGCTGTCTGAGTGCTAAAACGCTTACGCCACCCGTTAATAGGTCGCAGAGTGTTCTCGTACCAGCGCACCAGGTTAGCGTCGTACCAGCGCCCAGATGACTGGTACTCGGTCCCGTTACGATAAATTCCTGGTGGTATTTTTAATGGTATGTACATGACGTTCTCACATTGTGTTTGACACAAATTGCATGGTCGTAATCAGCGACGCGGTAGATGGATAGTTGGACGCCGCAGCGTATGCCTGGATGCTGACTGTAGTGCTATCAGTCTCCCACCAAAGTTCAACGTAGTCGTTAGCGTTAAGTGACAGAAAGTAGTTCCATGCAATTATTGTGTGGCCATTGACTACGCCATGCTTAGAAGGTATCCCAGCAAATCCAGTAGAGCCAACAAGATTTGTCCCGTTGACCTTAATCCAGACCCTTACATCATGGTCTGCGCTGGCTGTATTCTCAAACTGACCAGACCACTGAAGGTTATAGATACCAGAGTCAGTGACTGTGATACGCGAGCTGCTTACAACTGTCACCCCATTGGTGAAATCAGTCGTATTAAACGTCATCGCATACGCGGTATTGATGGCCGCCGCAGTCTGGTCTACAGTACTCTGAAAGGCGCCATAGGGCGCGTTTATGTACCGGCTGCCCTTGACCCCAAACAAGGTGCCAAGCACCGAAGTTATTTTGCGGAAGTAAACGTTCAGCGCTCCATTGGACTCATTGAAGTTACGACGCTCGTACTCCTCTGGTGGATACCCCAGATTAGGCGGCGTCGGAGTCTCAAGTTTTTGCTGGATGGCCATAGTTTTATTGTGCCACCATTAGGATAAGAATAGGACGCGCTCATCCTTACGCCGGTTCTGCAAACCTTTCAATGGCTTACCGCCGGCCATGCAATACTTCAAAAGCTCGTCCGCAGCGCCTTCCATATCCCCGCGTAGCACCTTCTGGCGTAGCGTACTACGCTGGAGTGTTCCAAGGCCCACGTTAAAAGAAAAGCTAACAAGCCCATCAAACTGACCCTGTGTAAGAACGACAGGACAGAATCGTTCCACGCCGCGCTCAAAGCGCTCCAGGTCTGCTGCAAGAATTCCATCTACCTCCTCCATAGACCACAGCCGGTCATCCTCTGGCCTCAATGGGTATCCATTACGTTCTTCCAGCTTTAGCTTACCCTGGGCTGGGTACAGTACGTGGCCAACGCAAACAGTCCAAAGCAGAGCCGGACAGCGATAAGGACGCTGTCTGGTCCCCTCGTGGTGCTTAATCATGGACAGTGCCTTGGCAGATACTTTCATTTCTTTTGCGTTTGCACGCACCCCACTTTGTAGCCCAGGTCGCGCCACTCTTTAGCTGCCTTCTGACAGGCAGCCTCGTACTCAAAATAACCGACAATAATTATTGAGTTCATGTTGATACCTGTAACCAGCACCAGGGTCCAGATCATTTTCCAAAGGCTCTGCCACCAAAATGGAATGCTACGATAGAAGCAAACAGTGCCTGGGTATTGCTATCCCACAGCTTCTCAGCTAGAGCTGGAAACGCCACGCCATTGTTGTATCCGTAGATAAACAGGCCAACGTCAACAAAGCACAGCAGCAGAAAGAATCCCATAGTGATGAAACTGCGTGTACCGGCACGCAAGTCTTTTATCCACTGTGACGTTCCCTCTCCCAGAGACTCGTCGTGCTTGTAGATGGCGTTCATCTCAGCAACCTGCGCATTGACTAAGTTCTCTCCCGCCTTGGCAGTTGTCTCTAACTCCAGTTGCTGGCTGTGTATCTGCTCCACCCGCTCCTGCGCTTCAAAGCCTGCTTTGCGGAGTTCCAGTTCGCGCTCAATCTGCATCTGGGCAAGCGCCAGTTCGTGCTTCTTGTCCGCCCGGTCTTGGAAGAAGTCTAGCAGCTTGGGCAAGCCGCCCATCAGGAAGGAGATCAGTGTGGATAGGATAGTCAGCATGGTTTAGTCCTTCCCGGTCAGGGATTTGATTTTGTTGTTTACTGGGGTTTTTTCTTCAAGGATTGCAATGTGCATCCTGTTCTCTGCAATTTGATCGCGGTTACGTTGGATTTCTTTTTCCAAGTCTTGGCGTAGCTTTTCTCGTGCAAGCTCTGCCCCAGTGTTACTTGCTTGCTTGTTGTCGCTGGTAACGACCAAACTGATCTTACTGTTTAAGATGGTGACTTCATGGGCCAAATTTGATAAGGCCGACATCAAGTAAACCACGCAGGAGAATAACAATGGCAATAAAGCAAACGTGATCTTTTCAATCAGTTGCCCTTTGGCTTCCATGTTCTGAATTTTTTCCTCACTCATTTACTTCCCCGTCAAAAGTGTTAGCCACCAAAAGCAAAGACCTAGCAGTAGGAGTATTAACGCACCCGCTATCAGCCAAGTCATCAAGTCCTCAATCTCTTCCTTGCGTTTTTTCCTATGGTTTTCTGCCAGTATCTCCTCAACCTTGCGCTGCTGGATGATCCTGTTGCGCTCCACCATCAACTGCTGCCACAGGTCTGCGTTACCTGACATCACCATGTAGTTGTTCAGCTCTCTCTCAGCGTCGTTGAGCATCTTGGCTTGCATCACTACTTCAAACGCTTGCGCCGTGTCAGACTTAGCAAAGCTGCCTTTGGGCTTGGATGCGGCTTTCTGCACCACATCCTTGGCCTCAAAAAACTTCATCATGTCGCCAGAGACGGCCTGGATGTCTTTGCCCAGGGCAATGGCTGCCTTAACCCCCTTGACTGCTGCCTGGGCTGCTGCGAAGGCCGTTATGGGGTCTATCAATTTTCAACCTTTCGCCACTCCAGGCAGTACACAGTCCGATTAAATACGTCCCCCGTCCACGCCCACCGCACGCAAACAAATTTTGCGGGTATGGCAATCAAAATAATAGCAACTATCCATTTCAACTTTTTCCTAACCAATGGCTTACATAACCGATCACGCTACCAAAAGCAGAAACGGCGACCATGCCCATCCAGAAGCCGCCCTTGGATTGATTTGCCATCTCAACCAGCTTATCAATTGACGTTTCCATCTTGTCAATTTTTGCGCTCATCTCATCAAACCGGCGCTCGTAGTCCTGCACCTTTTGCCAAAGAACTCCGTATCGAATTGGGTCGATAGTTTCTGGGACGTTCATTTTGTTTATTACGTTGATGCTGCTTGCAGCGGTGCAAGGTTTTCTGTAGTCCAGAAGTCCTTGGCAATCATCAAACGTAGATGCTCTTTGTTGCGGGACAGGCAATCAGCCCAATCCTTATCGGACATCATCTCAGGCTTTGCGCCGTTGATGAGGGCTACGCTATCCATTGCTGCACTGTAGTGCTTGGCAATTTGTTCTGCTGTGATTTCCATTTTTAAGCTCCTTTAGCTTCAAGTTTTACCACACGGGCAGTTAATTCCTTGACTGCGTTAATCAAGTACCAAGTTAATGGGTCGGCATTTATAGTCATTACGCCTGTGGATTCTGTTTTTACACAATCTGGCGCAACTTGTTGAAGCTCTTGGGCAATGACACCCAGTTGAACGCCAGTTTTTGCAATGGCTTGGTCTTGCGGTACGTCAGTGATTTCTTCAGGTAGGCGGTATTCAAAGTTGCGTACTTGAATTTGGTTGATGATGTCCAGACCCACGTTGTTATCAACAATGTTTTTCTTGAGGCGCTGATCTGAAGTTATTGACCAAACAGTCAAGTTATTGCCTTGATATACACCACTACCATAAGATATATATCCTGTTCCACTACCTTTTCCAACCGCATTAATGCCTAGAACAAATTCACTGTTTACTGTAGCAGTAGAAGTTTGTGCATTATGACCAATTACAATGTGTTGCTGTCCAGTTGTAATATTTGTTCCTGCTGATACGCCAATTAATGTATTATATGTACCTGTTGTGTTTGCGTAGCCAGCCTGATAACCTACGGCAGTGTTGTTGGAGGCTGTGGTGTTGGCGGCAAGCGCCCCTACTCCAACCGCAACATTAAATGAACCAGTTGTATTAAATCGTAACGCTGGGTTAGTTGCCCCATCGTACCCACCAACTGCCACGTTTGCACTTCCTGTGGTATTAGCATATAAAGTGCTTGTACCAATAGCTGTTACTGTGCCGGTAGTATTGCTTAACCCAGCATTATTTCCTAACGCAGTGTTGTTAGATGCTGTGGTGCTGTAATAAAGCGCAGCCTGACCAATAGCAGTATTATTTGCTCCAGTTGTATTTGTGTATAAAGCCGCTTGTCCAATTGCTGTGCTATTGTTCGGAGTTGTTGTATTTTGTCCAGCATTTGCACCAAAATATGCATTACCAGTGCCAGTAGTATTTGCATACCCGGCCTGATACCCTACAGCAGCGATGTTGGATGCCGTGGTATTGGAGTAGAGGGTTTCATTACCAACAGCCACATTGTTAGCACCAGTTCCAGTACCACCACCCATAGCAAAACGACCAATAGCAGTGTTTACAGCACCGCTAGTAATTGTTTTTCCAGCACCATAACCAATAGCTGTGTTGTAACCGCCTGTAGTTGAATACAAAGACTGATAACCTACGGCAGTATTTTGCTCAGAAGTTGTATTTGAATACAAGGCTTGGCTACCAATGGCTACCCCTAAAGCACCTGTAGTTCCACTATACCCAGCCTGATAACCTACAGCAGTGTTGTTTGATGCTGTTGTATTTGCCACCAAAGCACTTGCGCCTACCGCAGTATTGGTAGACACAGCACCCGCACCACGGCCAACGGTCAATCCTTGGATAGTTGTTGCAGTACCAGTAACAGTCAATGTCCCAGCCACTGCCAGCGTCTTACCCGATCCAACATTGAGGCCAACGCTTGTACCTGTACCAGCCGCAGCAAACACTGCGTCAACGGAGTCAAGGTCGGTATTGATCTTTGTACCCCAGGTGTCTGTTGAGGCCCCTACCTCGGGCTTTGTGAGTAGTAGGTTGGTTGTTGTGGTATCTGCCATGATTTACTCCTATGCAATTGCTTGCCAAGTTTCCGCGTTATCTGAAATTGCTGTCCATGTTTCTGAAGTGTCTGTGCCTGGTGTCCAGCTCTCGGATGTATCCGAGACCGCTGACCAGGTTTCGGGGGTATCTGACTGACCTGACCAGGTCTCTGGTGTATCAGGCGTAACGCCCCACCCAAAGCCTAGCATGGTCCCAACAGAACCTGATGCACTTACCCCAATTATCGCTACCGAAATGACGTTTGTGACGCTGCCAACATTTGATGTCGCTGATACGCCGGCAATCTCTTGGAACGTGATTACTTCAACGCCAAATGTCCCAGCGGACAGGGTTGACGTATTGCCACTCAGAGCAAACGAAGTATTTCCGCGAGATACAGTGCCAACGTCAGCAGTTAAGGAATTACCCGATACATTCACTGAACTGCTAGGCGCAACAGTGCCAGGTGATAGGGTTGCAGCATTACCAGTAACTGCCTTGGTGCTCAATACCGCAACCAATCCAGCGGACAAGGTTGCCGCATTGCCGGTGATGGCCACCGAGACTGACGCGACAACAGTGCCTACGTTGCCGGTGGCGACTACGCCATCCTCTTGCTCGGATATGTTGACAAGCAATGTGCCAACGGCGCCAGTTGCCTGGTTACCGCTGACAACGACATTGCCTATGCCATAGACGCCCAGAGCGTAATAGCCAGAGCCATATGCAGCCATATCGCTGCCCCCAGGTTATGCCAGCCGAATCAGGCCGGTGCTGGAGTCATTGGTCGGCATGGTCAGGGTAAACGTACCGGCGGTCACTGTCTGTGACCCAAAGGTATGCACGCTGACTGCCTTGTTGCTCTGGCTTGAGTTATAGAGGAGCACGGCGTCAAATGCCGTAGCCAGTGTCACGCTGCTAAAGACAATGCTCGCGCTGGGAGTGAGAAACGCCGTAGTGCTTGTGGAGGACGGGGCAGTGCCAAACGTGACCGCAACGCCGCCAGCGGTGTATCCAGTACCACTCACCTCATTGGTGCTGCTGTAGGCCGTTGTAGCGGCTCCCAGGCTACCTGCTGTGGTGAACAGGGCAGCCTTAAATGTGTCTGCCGTGGAAACAGTGTGCGCAGGTACTCCAGTGCCGTTAAACGCATGAACAGCATTAAGCAAGTCAACCTTGAACGACGTACACATTGCCTGGGTATTAGCCATAGGTAATCCTATCCAATCATCGCCGCGACACCCTCTGCCGTGACGTTCTTTTTCAACAGTACATGAACCGATCTGTGGACCAGTTCCCCATCTAACCAGTATTCAGTCCAACTGGTCAGCTCGTTATCGTTCTCCATAGCGCCCTCTTGCTTCACCAGCATAGAGTCATCCATATCGCCCTTGGTGGTCGTAACAATCATCCAAAGCTCCTTGCACGCGCAGCCATAGCTCCACCAGACGTAGAGCCACGATCATCTGCCGTCTGAACATCGGTCAATGCCCTGTCGTACAGGTTTGACCATACGGGTATTCTCGCATCATCTTGCAGATATGGCGCAGCCTGCAATAGGCTGCCATAAAGGTAGATATCGGGGCTGGATGTCAGCAGCCAGTTAGTCGCTACTGTGGATGACAACTTGGTCAATTTGGCGTAGTACACCAGCTCAGTGGTGTAGGTTGCATCGGGAGATGGAACTAGCCTGATCTGGCCACCGACAATACCAAAGTATTTAGGACGCGAGGCGGCAGAAAATGTCCTAGACAGATCGTCCAGCGCATCAATTGTCTGAAACACCATCGGCGTTACGGGGTTTGTGCTCGTCAGCTTGAGTGATTTTGTTTCTAGGAAATCATCAGGTACAGCGCCGTATTCAGTAGAGAAATTGGCGGTAGACCTAGTAATCATCTGCCTGGTGCGCAGTTGGCGCTCAATCTGCGCCTCTGCTAGAGAGATAAAGTCGGCAATGGCAGACGTTAAATCGGTGCGGTTAAGCCAATCACCGATTGATGTCTTTAACTCCGTGTACGTTGTCAGAGCCATTACGTTGCCTTTTCCT